AAGAAATATTAAAATTTGATTATGAAGGTAACTTTGATAGACATTCTGCAATGCTTGTTGCAATGTTATATAAAAAAGAATTGTACTTAAAACCTCCTGTAACTGAAATTAGAACGTCAGCTTATGATGATGAGTTTTTTAGAAGATTTGACTCTAGATTTGGTAATACTGAAATGAATTTGTAAATTTGTAAACTAATGTACAATAATGGAAAATAGTAATACAGTGGGTGTAATGTTTGATATGCCAAATCAAAACCTTACTTATAATGAAAAGAAAAGAGATGATGATAAATGGGGTAAATTAACCATTAACGCAATTATAGGTAGATCAACTTTTACCACTAATACTTGGAAATTATGGTTAAAAAAATTATATGATTACTATAATGGTAATATCAATATAGATGATTACAAGTTAATCACTGAACCTTTTGGTAAACCTATTGAAGGTGAATGGGCTGATGTAGAAAATTATCCTATTATTAAAACTAAAGTAGATTTGCTTAGGTCAGAATATAACAAAAGACCTAAAAAAGATATGGTGTACGTTATTAATGATGACGTAGTCACTAACAGAACAGAAGCTTTAAATGCAGCTATTAATTCCTCAATTGAAGAACTTTTTGTAGCTACGCTTAATCAACAAGGAGTTCCTACTGGAGTTCCAGCTGAAAAACCTGAGTTGCCTGAAAGAGTTAAAGAAGAATTTGAAGCAAGTTATTTAGACAAACGTGCTATTAATGGGCAAAACGCAATTGATTATATTAAAGTCCACCAGCATTTGGATGAAAAATTTGATTTAGAATTCTTTCATTGGTTGGTAGCAGGTGAGGTTTACTCTCACACCGATATAGTAAACAACGAAACTATATATGAAGTGGTAAACCCATTAGATATTGACTTTGATAAAGACCCTGATTTACAATTTGTCGAAGATGGTGACTGGGTAGTTAGACGTAAATATATGCATCCTTCTTCTATCGTAGATATTTTCTATGATGATTTAACTAAAGAAGAAATTAAAATGATTGATACTCTTGCTATACAAGGACCAGCAATTACTTCTAATTCAGCAGTTTATTGGGATAGAAGTACTGGTTTTAAACAATGGTCAAGACTTATTGAAGTAATGCACGTATGTTGGAAAAGTCGTAAAAAAATAGGAATTGTAGATTTTATAGATGAATATGGTCAACCTCAATCTTTAGAAGTTGATGAAATTTATACTGCTGGACCTAATGAAACTCTTACTTGGTATTGGGTAAATGAAGTTTGGGAAGGTTATCGTATTGGAACTCAAATGTTTAAAAAGATTAGACCTGTTGTAAATCAAAGAGGAAATTTAGACAATCTTTCTAAATGTAAGTTACCGTATAATGGCAGGATACTTTCTAATGTTAACTCAACTAATATATCATTAGTATCTTTAGGTATCCCTTATCAAAAATTATATAATGCTACTTTTCATCGTTTAAAATTAGCTATGGCTAAAATGAAAGATGATATGGCATTGATTGATATTAATTGGAAACCTATAGGGTGGTCAATGGATAAATGGTTAGAATATGCTGATAGAGTAAGTATGTTGTTTGTTGATTATAGTAAAGATTCTGTCAAGATGAATGCTACTCACCAAACACGTCTTCAATTAGCGTCTCAAACTATTAATATGTACACTGAACTTTTAGCATTTATTAAAGGTGAATGGGAAGAAGTTTGTGGAATAAGTCGTCAACGTGAAGGACAAATTAATTCTTCTGAAACAGTTGGAGGTGTGGAAAGATCAGTATTGCAAAGCAGTTTAATTACTGAAACTTACTTTAGTCTTTTTGATCAATTTAGAAAACGTGACTTACAAGGAATTCTTGATTATTCTAAGTTAGCTTGGATTAATGGAAAAAAATCTAGTTTTGTTATGCCTGATTCTACTGGTCCTATTTATATGGATTTAGATGGAACATCTCATTGTGAAACTGAATACGGTATAGGTATATCTGATTCTAGTAAAGAACAAGAAAGAGTAAATACAATTAAACAACTTGCCCAACCTATGATGCAAAATGGTATTCAAGCATCTGCTATTGCTGACGTTTTAGATTCAGAAACTATATCTGAAGCTAAAGTTAAGTTAAAAGCTGCTGAACGTAAATTACAAGAATATCAACAAGTAGTAGCTCAACAAGAACAAGAAGGAAATATAGCATTAGCTGATAAACAAAAAGAAGTTGTTGAATTACAACATCAATATAACTTAGAATCTATTGATAGAAAAGGTGAATGGGAAATGCGTAAAGCTGAACTTACTGCTTTAGGTATGGATGAAGGTGATGACAATACTGCAATAGCTGAAGCTATGATTGAAGCTGGTCTTAAAGAAAAAGAACTTGGTCTTAAAAATAAAGAAATTGATAGTAACATTCAAAATGATTTATCTAGACAACAACATGAACGTAATATGAAAATGGAAGAAATGAAAATTAAACGTGAAGAAATGAAGAGTAAAGAAAAGATTGCAAGTATGAAACCAAAGCCTGCAAAAAAATAAACTAAGTGTTATATATATAACGATTAGACAAACAAATAGTAAACAATAAAATAACATATTAACTTTGTATTAGAAAATGACAGACACGATTGAGAATCAAGGAGACTTAGATTTAGATTTTGATATATCTAAAGTAATAAGTGATCCGAAAGGTGTTGCTCCAAAGATGGAGTTAGAACCTGAAGAACCTACGGTTGTAGAACCAGTAGTAGAAAAGAAACCTAGAAAAAAAGTTGAAAAAGTTGAACCAGTAGTTGAACCAGTTGAACCTGAAGTTACAGAAACTCCAGAAGAACCAGTTGAATCAACATTGATTGCTTCTTTAGCTGAAAAAATGGGTTTTGAATTAGGAGAAGATGATGTTTATGAAGAGACAGAAGATGGCTTAGTATCATTTATGCAAACTACTGCTGATAAATTGGCAGATAGTAAATTAAATGGATGGTTAGAAGCTTTGCCTCCTGTAGCATCAGAGTTCTTTGATTATATTCAAATGTTAGGTGATGACGCAAGTGAAGAACAAATTAAAAATTTCTTTTCTTCTGTTAAACCTGAAATTGATTATAAATCTGTTGACTTAAATAATGAAGATGCTCAAAAAGCAATTATGAGAACCTTCTATAAGAAAATGGAATATGATGACAATGAAATTTCAGAAGCTATTGAAGATTTAGAAATTGCAGGTACATTAGCTAAATCAGCTAAAGTAGCTTCAACTAAATTAGCTGCTAAGCAAGATTCTGAAAGAGCTGCATTGTTAGAACAAACAAGAGCTGCTGACTTAGCTAAAAAAGAAAAAATTAATCAATATTGGAATACAGTAGATAGTACTATAAAAGGAGGTAAAGTGCATAACTTTAATATTCCTGTTACAGAACAAAAAGCTACTCTTGAGTATATGTCGAAGCCTACAAAATCAGGCGTTCCTCAATTACAAGAAGATTTGAACAATATGACTGTAGAAGATAGAATAGCATTAGCTATAGCTGTACGTAACAAATTTGATTTAAATAAATATATTTCGACAGCAGTAAAAACTGCACAGGCATCAACATTAAGAGCTAGACTTTCTGGCAATAATGTAAAACTTAAAAGTGGTGTTGGTAGCGGAGGTAGTGCATCTGAAGAAATAATATTTGACCTTAAATAAGAAACACTCTAAAAAACAAATAAATAAAAAATGGCACAATTTCTAATGGACCAAGTGTGGAATGAACAAATGAAAAGCAATGATGCTTCGTTTGCTCGTTTGATTAACGCACAGCCTGACAAAATCGCTCCTGTACTCACACATATGATGGGTCAAGAGAGTTCACGTTTCCCACTTATGTATCTTTCTGAAGGTATGCAAGCTATTCAAGAAGTAGACGGTGACGAGTTCGAGTACGACGTAATAGGTCGTATGTTAAAAGCAGTTCCTTTACAATTACCTGCATCAGGTTCTTACTCTACATCTTTTGGTGTTAGTGGAACTGAAGGTACTTTGTATTTTAACGAAGGTATTTTTCCTGTAGGTTACACAATTCTTTCACCTTTAGGTTATCAATTACGTATCACTTCTCGTGATAATGCTAACGGTAACTGGGCTTACAAAGTTAAGTTGGTAGCTAAAAACTTATCTGAATCTTTACCTGCAACTGAACTTGCATCTGGTGCATTGTATGCATGTGGTTGGAATTCAGTAGCTAGTTTTGGTTCATTCGGTAGCTTATCTACAAGTACTGCTCCTGTTAAAGTGAGAGGTGATGTTGGTACTATTCGTAAAGGTTATGCTTATGAAGGTAACATCAAACATCGTAAAGCTAAAACAGTTGAGTTGGATACTAAAGGTGGAGGTACTAAAGAAATGTACTGGCCTTACGAAGAGTATCAACATAACTTAAGTTTCCGTGTTGAATGTGAAACTAATTATTGGTATTCTAAATCTAATCGTGATGCTTATGGTGTAATCAATGAGCGTGACGAACAAGGTAATCCTATTGTAAGGGGTTCTGGTATGTTTGAGCAAATCACTAACAAAGATACTTATGGTACTTTGACTGCTGATAAGATTGACCAAACTATCCGTGATACTTTTTATGGTATGTCTGATGCTGAAAATAAAGTTATTACTTTGTTTACTGGTATCGGTGGACGTATGGCATTTGACCAAGCTATGAAAGCTGAATTGTCAAACAGAGGTTACATCAAATTGACTGACAACAAATTCGTTGGTGGTTCTGGATATAACTTGAGTTTAGGTGGATTCTTTGATACTTACCAACATGTTGATGGGTACAAAGTAATTATCAAAACTGCATCTTTGTTTGATAACGGGCCTCAAGCTTTAGCTTCTCCTAAACACCCTAATTACCCTAACCTTCCTCTTGAATCATTCAGGATGACATTTGTAGATACTTCTACTTATGATGGTATGAGTAACTTGGTTATGGTATCTAAAAAAGGTCGTGCTATGTTACGTGGTATGGTTAAAGGTATCAACGAAGCTGCTTCTGGAACTAGTTTCTCAGCTAATGATGTGATTTCTACTGATAAAGACGGTAGTTCAGTTCACTTCTTGAAAGCTGGTCAAGTAGTACTTAGAAGGTTTAACACTTCAATTGATATGACTTGCGTTGCAGGTTTGTAGTTCTAAAATATAAAAAGAAGGAGGCGTAAAAACCTTCTTCTTTTTTTTCAAAATAAAAAATAAAAAGAAAATGAAAACGATTAAGATTCAAAGAAAAGAAGTACGTCGTCATGGTGTACACATTAGCTTGACACAAGAAAGGTCAGCAACAATTGGTAGTTATTTACTAAAATCTGGAGCAGTAGGAACAGGCATTACTTTTGAACAAAGTAAAAGATGGATGCCAGGAATTCTAGGAATGGAAAGCACTGACCCTAAATTCAGAAGTGAAGTAAATAAATACTTTAACAATATTATGATTCCAGTTCCTTTTGAAGGAAAAGAATTAAACATTACTTTAGATGAATCAGGAGAACCTGAAAATCTAGAAGATTATTTGAAATATTTATTTGTTAAAGGTCATCCTAAAACAGCAGAATCAAAAGCTGTAGCAGATACTGACCAATACAAAGAATATTACATTGAAGACCAAGCATTAGAATTGACTAAGAAAACTAAAAAGTTAAGGTCTAAAACTGATGCAACTATTAAATTTGCTGAATTGATAAGCGATGAAGTTAAACTTGATTGGGTAGCTAGAGAATTAACAACTAAATATCCTAAAGAGTTAGGTTCTATTACAATGCTTACGTCTCTTCCAAAAGAAGAAAAAGAATTAAAAGTTTCTGAAGTATTTGAAAAAGATCCTCAATACTTTATGGATGTAGTAAGTGACCCTGATTTGTTATTCAAAGCGCAAATTGCTTCAATGGTAGAAAGTCAAGTAGTACAAAAAGTTGGTAACGAATATGTGTATGGTTCTGAACCTTTAGGTGATTTGAATGCTGCCATTGCATATATGAAGAATCCTAATAACTCTGAAGCTTATACTATTATGTTAGCTAAACTTAACAGTATGGGTGTTGGTTTTAAACATAAAGAAAAAGTAGTTAAAGAAAAATCAAAATAAAAAAATTGAGCCGACGAGTTTAGTCGGTTTCACATAAAAGAATATGAATATAAAAGAAATGCATATAGCTATTGGAACTGAAATGAATAAAATCAATTCAGCTTTGTTTGAGAATATTCTTGAACAAGAAATAGACTTTGCTCTTAATACTAATATTCTTAGATTTATTAAGCAACGCTATGGTGTAATGTCTAATTTGAAAAAGAAAGGTTTTGAAATGAGTCAAAAAAGAATTGACGATTTAAGAACTTTAATTGTTTCAAATTATACAGCAAAAGCTTTTCTTCCTCCAAGTTATGATCCAGATATAGACGAAAAAGTTAATTTTTATCTTCCTGGTGATTATATGTTTGCAGTAAACTCTAGATTTAGAGTAGCTTACAATGATTGTGCTACATTAGTTCCGACTACAGCAGCAATATCTAATTCATTAGATATGTTAGACATTAATGCTTTAAATATAACTAATTGGGCTAATTTTAGAATTAGAAACAATACTGATGGTTATGTTTTATCTTTAGGTGTAAATGCTACTGAATATAATGCAACAGATGATTTAACTTATATTATAAGAATAATTCTTCAAAAGTTAAGAGAACAATATAACTATTCTCAATATGAATTTTATTATGAATATTACCACGGTAGATATTATAAAGATAAACTTATTATAGTTAATAAGTCTATTACTGATTGGGAATATTCACTTAATGCATCAACATATGTTGATTTTACAGCTTCAACTGAAGCAGCATTAACGTATTATAGCAATAGTCCTAACTTTTCAACAAGCGGTAAGTTAGTACAAGAAGATGATATATTTGCAATGCAAGCGGACCCTTTTAATAAAACAACGTTTGACTTTCCATTATTCTTTACGTCTAACTTTAACTATAACGTTTTTATAGATAAAAATAAATTTGTTGTAACAGATATAATTTTGTCTTATCTTCGTAACCCGAGAACCGTAAGTTACTTTTTATCACAAGATTGTGATTTGCCTGAGCAAACACATTCAGAGATAGTAAGTATGACAGTTGATTACCTTCTTGAAGCAGTGCAAGCTGGTGAAAGATATAAAACGCATCAAGAAATTGTTGCAACTAACGAATAATTTTTTTTAATTAATAACAAATAAATAAACAAAACAATGTTAAAAACTGTTTTTTTCGGAAATGCTTCAGCTTACTCAAGTGCTGCAAATCCTGCTCTTTTAGCTGCTGGTGAGATTGGAGTTTACTCTATCGCTGAAACTGGAGCTTTTACGTTGATTACTACTACTTGTAGTGCAGCGCAAAAACAACTTCCTATTATGATCGCCCAAGGTGGTGTGACTGGTGGAAACTTTAAGAACGTAATCATATACCCTAATGGTATCGTTAAAGCTGCTGCTACAGCTCTTCCTTATGTAGCTGCTGTACCTAACGTAGATATAGTAGGTTATGCTGGTTCTGGTTCTGACACTATTCAAGCTGATGTTGCTGGTACTTACAATCTAACTGTAACTAACACAACTCAAGGTACTGTTCCAGTTCCTTTTAATTTAGCTTCAACTTTTTATCAAACTTCTGCTCAAGCAACTTCTTTTCAAGTAGCTTACGATTGGGCTAAGTTAGTTAATGGTAAAACTTTAAACACTGCATTACAACCTTATAATAGGTTTGTATTTGCTCATGTGTTGACTAATCAAGCATCTGATCAGTTAGTAACTTCTGCTCCTGCTAACATTACTGGAACTGTAGTTAATGGTTCAACAACCCTTACTTTATCTGGTTCTACTGCTGGTGGTACTACTGTACTTGCTGCTGGAGATTATGTTCGTATTGGTCACGCAACTACTACTACTTTACCTGTTTATAAAATAGCAGCTATGGTTTCAGCAACTGTTGTAACTCTTGATGCTCCTTATGTAAATAACACAGTTGCTATTGGAACTAGTATTGCAACTGTAGCTTTGGGTAAATTAAGTGCTGTGCCTAACTCTTCTGATTTAGCAGGTGTTAGATGTATGGCTTTTGGTAACTGGTTTAATGGTAGTGCATTTAAAGAATTAACTCCTAATACTTCTATCGCTACTGGTGTATCTGGAAATGCTTTAGGAACTGTAGTTGTACACAATGGTGTTACTGCTCAAAGTTATGTAAATGCTTCTGGTGCAATTACTAGTGGAGTTTTCTCTATTGGTTACGGTATTGGATACCAAGCTCAAAAAGTTGAATTTACTGTACAAGGATACCAAGGTAACATGAATAGAAGTTGGTTGCCTTACCCTGTTCAATATTTTGCTTCAGCTAGTTCGTTATATGATGGATATTCTGTAATTACTAGAAGTTTTCCTAATAACGCAGCTAATGATGGTAATCTTAAAGCTGAAAACCAAACTATTCAAATATTCTGTGTAAACGCTGGTGGTTCAGGAACTGTTGCAACTAACGCTTTAGTTGATGCAAAAATTCCTACAATCTTGAGTTCTTACATTAACGCATAGATTTCTGTTTTAATTGTTAAAAGAAAAGCTCTTACGAAAACGTAAGGGCTTTCTTTTTTTATTTATTTTAATAATTTATATTTATCTTTGTAAAACAAATTCAATATTATGCTTCAAAATACATTAGGAAATTCTCCACTTCAAAACGAAGATAGAATTATTATAGAAAGAAAAGGTGTTCCTTCAGAAACGTCTTTATTAAAAATTAGACAATATGCTAACGGATTAGTTCCTAAAACAAGGTCTATATCTACAAATGCAGAAATTGATTTATCTAACGCTGTACTTTTTGATTTTACACTTACCGCAAACGGAACAATTACATTAGTAAATGGAACTGCTGGGGTATATGTTTTTATTATTCGTCAAGATAGTGTAGGGTCACGTACAATTACTTGGCCTTCAAATGTAAAATGGGCAGATGCAACAGCACCAACTCTTACAACTACAGCTAACGCTTGGGATATAGTAACATTAATATTTGATGGAACGTATTTTAGTGCAGCCCCAACACTTAATTTTATAGTTTAATGATAGCTCCTTTTAGTTTTATAAGTAACTCTGGCTTTTTAGGTTTAAAAATGGCAGAAGCACATTATGACAGAGTAATTGCTGACGGAGGAGTATTGCCCGGTGGTGTAGAAGAATTGGCTACTACTATAAATAATCTTGCAGCAGCTCGTAATGTAAATACAATTGGAGCATTTAATAATTCATTTCCTGTATTTTTAGATCCTCATATTACAGGATATA